ATTTATTAATAATAAAAAATTATCCGTGTCAATTGCAACAAAATCAATGTCGTCCGTTCTAATTCATACTGGAGTGAATATTCTTTCTGAAGGTGCTCCAATTCCTGTTTCAGGGTTAAAAAGTGACCTTGGGATAGAAAACATTAAAGATTTTGCAACAGAAATAATGACTAAATATAGTGAAGAAATTGAGGATATAGTTCTTGCAAGCACAAAGGTTAGGGGAGTATTATGCTAAAAGATACTGATAATTATAACGAATCAGCACATTTTTCATATAGCGATTACAAAAGAAAAACTCACAAAAGTCCAAACAAGGATTTTACAGTATTTCTTTCAGTATTTATTGTCGGAATGCTAATCATTTTAGGATTTGCAAAGATTTTATCACCTAATGTAGATGTCGGAATTTCCTCAAATGATGATACTGCGATTTCAGATATTGATGATGATGATAATTCACTTTCTGCCGTTGATGACAGATTGAGAAAACTTAAGATGGAAGATGAAGGCAAAAAAGAAGGCAACGAAGATATGTTTTCTCCTGAACTTGATGAAAGAGTAGTCTTACCTCAACAAAAACACAAAACCGTTGGAGAAATTGAAGCTGAAAGAAACACCGCTGTATCAAGAGTTGAAAACAAAATAGAAGAAACTCAAAACAATTCTCACCAAATTTCCGAGTCTGTAACAGTCTCAAAACCTCAAGCTCCAGTAGTAAGAACAGAAGTTGTAAACGCAAGAGTTGTTGTTGGATATTACGCTACAGAAAAACAAGCTGAAGTTGCCAAAAGTATTATTCAAGATGCTGGTTTAAATGTTGTTCCTGTAGTGAAAAATATGGGCGGATATTACACCCTTCAAGTTGGCTCTTATTCTTCTAGAGAAAAAGCTCAACAAGCAGCAAACGGATTATTAAAAAGCAATTTCCCAGCTAGGGTAATCGTAGATTAAGTTTACAAAATGTAACTTTTAATTTTAAAATTACGCAATTTTTAAGAGCAAAAATACTTTATATATATGGGATATATAAAGGGGAAAATTATGCCAACGAATATAGATTACAAGGTTTCAGCGTCAACATTTCAACAGTGTGATGGCACAAATTTTACAACCACTGGAGTTGACGCAAGTGTAAAAGTTGGGAAAGGGACTCTTGGTTCTTATGTTGGAGTGGCTACAGAATTTACAAGTGGCAGTACTGGAATAATTGTAGATTTTAAAGGCTCAATGCCGTATGGAGACAGTCCTATATCAGGAGGTTTCAGAATAAGAAACAAAGGAGGCTCCACTCAATTTCGACTTCAACCTGCAACTGTAAATGTTCCTGTAGGTAATTCAACAAAACTATATGCAACCCCGTATGCTGTTGGAAATTTAAAATATGACTCAGGAGAGTTTACGACAAAACTAGGTTGTTTTGCTGGAGTTTCTCAAAAAATTGGCAATGTAAGCGTCTTTGTTGAAGGTCAGATTTATGATGCAACAAAAATTAACGCTAACACAACGAGTGTGAACGTAGGAGTTTCTATTCCAATAAAATAGCATTGTTATTTTGATATAATCAGACAATCGTAGATTTTATCAATTTTGTCCTTCATCTCTACAAATTGAGCTTTCAAATCATCAAGACTGTTTAAAGTCGCAAACCGTTTCTCAACATCACGAATGATTTCACGGTGTTTCTTTTCTAGTTGTTCAGGCGTCACAACAATTTTTTCTTGAATTAAAAACACCAAAACTACAACGATAATCGGAGCATAATACACAATTTGTTCCATAAAAATCCTTTCTATATTATTTGAATTAAAGTACTATTGGCCAATAAAAATCAACCAAATATGACGCAGCATCAAATGGGTGCGATAGAAATTTTAGTTCCTTAACCTGTTTTATTTGTGTATAAGTTGGCACATCAATCTTTGACGAACCTTCAATATATTTCAGGTTATAAATGTTATACAGAAGTTTTTCACATTTTGGAGAGACATATAATCCAATCTCACCATCTGCATTATGGACTTTTGCATTGAATGCAGCTATACGATTTTTGATAGGAGGATTAAATGCTTTTATATTAATGGAAACATCATATCCATAAGTTTCCAATTTTTTCTTTATTATAACGTAATTTGTGTATTCACTTGTACAACTTCTATTATCTCCAGAAGCATCACCATTCACTATAATTTTGCCTTTATGATTTGGATAACGTCTACAAAATTCATCACAAGTTTTTGCGGTCGTTGTATTTTCCAAAACAAGTTCGTCAAAATAAAAAACTTTATCATCTGTTTTGTGAGCTAAAACCCAAGCCATTGGATCCACGTTGAAATCACAACTTATATGAACATCTAAATTTGGCTGATATTGTATCTGTCTAAGATTTTCATTTGTAAAATCCTTAACTACAAGATTACTAGAATAATCACCCGTTTTCCCCATAACAAAAATATCATAATAACTTTTGTCATAAAGTTTTTTTAGCTCATCACAAAAGCCCTCTGGTAAGTATGGATTTTGAGTTGTTGGAGCACAAATAACACGATAATTCAGAGGAGGATTATCGAAAAAAGTTTTGTAAATCCAGCCCTTTTGAAGTTCAGGATTTGTGTGTCCAAAAATTCTATATGTAAAATTCTTCCATTTTGCACGTTTTTTCTGTCTCATTCTTGCCAACAACATCTTAAATGTTTCATAAGGGACATCAGACATTTCTTCAATTTCAACAAAACCTAAATTCAAAGACTTCAATTTGTTCGGTTCATCAAAATGTCTAAATAAAATTTCTGAGCCATTATAAAAAACAAGTTTTTGTTCAGCACTAACCCATTTGTAATCAATTTTATCGGTAAAACCAATACTTTCCAAATGCTCAAAATAAGTTTTTAATGTGGTATCACGTACAAGAGTATACGTTTGCGCACCAACAAGTCCTACTATTCCTGGGAATTTCAACGCCAACAGAATTCCAAGGAGAGCTCCAGCAAAAGTTTTGCCAGAGCCATAACCTCCTTGATATACCGCAACATCTAACGAATAATTATGAGGAATTTCTAAAAATTTTCTTTGAGCATCTAACAATTTGTATTTCATTTCTTGCTCCTTAATTATTTTTTTCTGTTTACTCCTTTTCATTCGTTAAAAAATTATTTGCATTTTCAATACCATACTGCTCCATTGCAAATTTGAAACATTCAAGCCAATCAATACGTTTTGAAACTACATCTATTTTTGTAAATGATTGAATTACTTCAAACAACTCTTTTAATCGAGATTTACGTTCAAACGTAGCCTTTCTGTCTCCATATTTATATACATAATTGGAATTTCTGATATTATCGTCAACTTCAACAAAGAAAATTTTGCCTCGATTATTAGTCAAAATTGATTCTTTGCCAAGTTTAAAATTAGAAATAATTTCTGCAGTTTTTTCAACCATTGGCACTATAATTTTTCGATTAATAGCTTCTAAAATCATATTCAAACGGGCTTCCTGACCATTAACAGAATAATTTATTTCGGTCGCACTTCTTTCTGAACTTTGAAGATTTCCTGCCATATTTTTAAATATACCAGTAGAACTTTCTATAGTTGATTTAAAATAATTAAGGAAATCCCACCCCTGCATAGCCTTATCAAAAGTAATAGGGATTGGAGCAGAGGTCATTAGTGACGCGTCATATTCAATAATTTTTCCAGGTCTAACTTCTTGTTGACCTTTAAAACACCCTTTTGGCGCAAGATATGGAGGATTCATCATTAGAGCAAGTGCATCAAGTTGCTTATTCAAAATTGTTGAAGAAATATTATTTAAAATAAGCGCAACTCTTAATGGGGAAATACCTCGTCCAGTAGACGGACATTCTATAATGTTTGCATGAATAAAAGGATTAATGATAAACGGATTATCATCAAATCTCACTAAAACACTTCTTCCTGCTATCACGATAAGTTTGTTTCTCAAAATCTTACCATTTTCAAGTTCAATATCGCCCCAATACTCAAGGACTTCTATTTTTCTGTCAGAAACAGCCTTATTTGTATTTCTGAAACTTTTTCCTGCCACCACTCCTTTCAATGTTTCCAGTTTCTTAGCATTCATCATATTGTTTGATTTATTCGATTTTATTTCATCTAAAGTTTGGTAAGTCCTATATATTTTTGGGCAAGAATCCCAATTTTCAACCTCCGTTCTATCAAAAACAAAATCTTCATAATTTATAAATTTAACTTTTGCATTGTCATAAATAAGTTTATCTTCCACGACAAAAGTATTAGCTGTATTTTTTTGAATTTGTTCTTCTAAAGACAATGCTCTTCTGGTTTTTCTATACTTTGTTTCCCAACCAACAAATAGAGTGACTTCTCCTGTCTCGACTACAGAATCCACAATTTTTTCCATCGTATCTTCAATATTCATTGCCTCAAAAGTATTTACAAGCATTGATTTTTGTATATTCGCAAATTTTTGAGTTTCAAAATCAGTACCTTCGACATCAAACATTCCGTCAGGGTGCGAATATAAATTCTGAACAATGTGAGATTTCAGAGTTTGTGAGAGCTCGTAAATATCAGGAAGCTGAATTCTACAATCCCACGCATTTACCGCTGGAATATCAGAGTTGTAAATTGCATATTTCACAAGTCTGTTGTCTGACAATTGTGAACTTCGCTCATTTTCATAATAATCGTATTTTTCAATAATATTGTTCATTAAGAACTGTTCTTCAATATAATTTATCGAAGTTTTTTCTTTGATTGTTGTCATATTTTTCATATTTACCTCGTTTTGTAATAATAATCCCGATAGAGGGAATAGACCTCAATATCTTGAGGTTTTCCAGCCCTCAACGTTTCATTTTTTAATGTAGCTTCGTAAATGAACCCACTATTTTTTAATAAGGTTTTAACTCTGAAATTTTGCGGATAAATCTGAGCTTTTACCTTGTACAAACCTAATTTGTCAAAACAGTATTTCAAAAAAAACTTTGCACTATAACGAGTAAAAATACCCCACGCCTTTTTATCAAAACATGTTGTCAATTCGGCTGAAAATAAACAGTTTCTTTTCCCCACAAAATTATCCAAATAAACAAAGCCCATAAAATTAAAGTTTCTATCTGTGATAATCCAAAAATACGGGGACTTTTTAGCCATAAAGGAAGTAATATTAGCAATTGTAAAATCAGAAAAGTCATCTTGTATATATTTACAATACCGTCCAAAACACTTTTTGATATCAGGGAGATAGTGCAAAGATAAAGGAAGGGTTCCATTGACAAACCTACACATATTAAACTTTTACCTTAACAAATTTTATATAAGTGTTCTCTCTAACAAAAGAGTCAATATCTCCCGCTAAAAGTTTTTCTCGGTCTGTATATTGAGTTCCTAAAAAACCTTCCGCTTGCACTCCTGTTATATAACTTTTTGTCTTACTGTTTTTGTTTAAAACTTCAAAAACCGAAAATTTTGAAAATAATTTGTCGGACGGAACATCTTTAATATTTGTTATTTCTTTTTTATTTTTTGGCGTTTTTGCCTGTTCTAATTCTTTGTTAAATTCCTGCTCAACTTTCACTTTCACCAAGTTATTGTAAGCTGAATCATCTAACAATAATTTTTCTATTTCTTTATTCTCTTTCATAAAAACCTTTCTATAAATTAAATTTTGTTATCATCAAGATTGGAAATGGTAATAATTTTTGCTTCATGATAATCTTCACTTTCAGGGGTTCCAGAAAATCCCAAATATTTACAGAGACTTTCCAATGCTTTTAACCCTGCGGAAGCATCTCGCAATTTACATTTGCCAGTAAAATTTCCTTCTTTATCCAAAATATCTTCCTGCTCTAAAGAGAATTCTGCGATTTGTAATAATTTTTGGATAACATAACCCTTTTGCACATTCAAAGAGTCAATTTGATGTTTCAATTGAGTTTTTATGGCATGGATTATGTAATCTTTTTGTAAAAGATTTGAAGATAATGTTTTCAAATCTTTGCATTTGTAACCTGCAAATTTTGCAGAAATTTCACCGTCAAGTGTCCTTATATATTCATTTACGAACCTTTTTTGTTGTTGAGTTAATTGTTTCATCTTGTTACATTTCTTATAATAATTTGTTTTTTTCTCAAATAATTTGTATAATAAACATGCTATTTATATTTCGGCTAGTGTAAATCTTAACAGGGGGGAATGAAAAGGACTTCCTGTTTTTTTTGCCTTATTTTCTGAAAATACTTACACTTGGAGGATTTAGGACAGAAACACATGTTTTAGATTTTAAGTTTGCCAGAGCCTCTTTGTACATGCTCATCCAATATGAAAATCTATAATATTGCGGATTTCCCTTTAATCTTAAACATGTTCCATAAACCAAAAGTTGTTCTGCAAATGGTTCTGGAATTAAAGATTTATCTGTATCCAATGCAAATTCAGATTTTTCATTACCCTCTTCATCTTTAACACAATTATTTGTATAATAAATAACTTCGACCTTTTTATCTTTATCAAATTTTTTAAATAACAATTTATTTGAAAAACTTGAATAATACCCATCAACAGCAGACTCTCCAAGAAACGGCTCAAAATCTTCACAATAATCATAGCGCTTTCCATTAATAAAGATGTACAGAATTCTTCCGTCAACGGTGTTTTCAATCTCTTTTTCTCCAGATAAAAGAGTTAATGTAGTTTTTCTTAGTAAAAAGTTCCAACCTTCAATACTACAAATTTCTCTATTGATTATGTTCAAAATGTTCATAATCCTTTTATGGTCATTTTTTACTAATTCAGAAAAAGCATTCACTTGCTTGTAATTCAATTCAAGTAAACATTTATTTATAAGTTCCAAATATGTCATTACGTCTCCTTTTTTCAAAAAGTTCGGACAAGTTATTGGCTTATCCGAACTTTTGTTAGAATTTCACCCAAAACTACTTAATCATACCTTGTTTTAACTGTTGCATAATGAGCTTTTCATTTTGAGCAAATTCATCACCACTCATTTTGCCGATATCCTCACGAGTAAAAAACCTATCCATTTTACCGTCTGATGTTGTATTTTGAGCATAAGCCGTCAATCTACTTTTTGCGGTAGCGTTCTCGTCATTCAATGTTTTCTCGTATTCGGATTTTTTCAAATACTTGTCAACCGCTGAATTTTCCAACTTTTCAATCAGTTGCGCTATTTGACAAATTTCATCTTTATCCATATCCAAATCCTTGATATAATTTAAGACATCAACTCGACCTTCTCCATCAAAAAATCCTGGGCGTTCTTGATTGAAACTATCCATTGGAGTCAACTCTGGAGATAATGTCGAAGGATTTTGCTCCGAAACTTGTCGTGAAGGAATATTACCTTGGGACAAAACTGAGGCTTTATAAGCGTTAAGTTTCTGAGCCTTCCGAGCCAGTTGAGCCAACAAATACTGTCCTTGAGATTGATTTACTACACCACTTTGAACAAGCTCTTTTAAGCGTTGGTAATCCGCACCTATTGCTTGTTCAAGTTGAAACAAAATGTCTTTATACCCTATATCAGAATTTGTCTGCGGAGTCACGGCAGACGATGAAATTTTTGATTGTACACCAATTTGATTTTGCATAAAATTATTCTCCTTCTTCCTTTGGCAAAGTTTTCATGTACTGAACAGAAAGTTCTATCACATCATCTATAAAACTTGATAAAACAACGGAGATGATGTTTTTTACGAATGTCGAAAGCGGTAAATTTTTAACAATATAAGCTATTGCCATTTTCTTTTTTTCTTCACCATTTCCACTTCCTAGAGTTGTCTCAGCAACCAGTACTGCATTTTTTGCCAAATTTATTATTTGCTTTTTTATATTAGAAAACATAAAATTTCTCCTTTTTAGTTCTGAAAAAATGTACTCTCAAGCACTACCTTTTGGAATGAGAGTACATTTACCCTCAAGTCTAGTTTTCTGAAGAAATAATCATCTTCGCTAAGGCTTTTGGTTGAACGGTTTTTGCACCGTATAAATATAAACCTCTGACCAAATCAGAAAAACTGTCCTTATCTCTCAAACTTTCGATTTTTGCAAGTTGAGAAGCAAAAGTAATGGCGTCATTTGTACCAGCAAGTACGTAATACTTACCGTCAACATCTGACAAGTTTGTACTTACTAAAACGTCCATGCCTGCAATTCTACCAATTGCACCATTTCTCAAGGTTTCATCTCCAACTTTATAAGCACTAATAAATTCTGGGCTTTGTAATAGATAAGCCTCAATATCAGGGTTAATTACAACCCAAGGACGAACTCCTGAATATACTGCATCTGAATTTTTTAATGCCAATGCCAATTTAACAAAATTAGAATAAATTGTTGTTGTATCTAATTTTAGAGGAGATGTTTCACTACCTACAGTATTATTTTGAACAACATCTGTATGCAAACCTAAAAGATATGAATCCTGAACCACTTCAATTGCCTTTTTAGCATTATTTAAGTGAGCTTCCATAATATCGCTATTAGCTTGGACTTGTGAAACATCATCAATCTTGAAAGCAAAGAATTTTTTCTGATCAATTACCAAGTCTTGAGATGTAGGGTTAAGAGTTGAATAAGAAATATCCTCTCCTGTTAATGTTGATACTGAAACTTCTGCTGGTGAAATAATTTTTACGGTATCACCTTGATTTTTAATATCACCTTCCCAATTTCTGTTGACACATTGCATCATTACACAATTCTTTTCCAACATTTGACTTAATTTTTGGCTCCATACCTCAGGAATAAATACTGAATAACCTGAATTTGTTTTTGTTTCTGACATGTTTTTCCCTTTCTTGTTGTCTAAACTTACCTAATAAATGAGTGGTGGTTAAATATTTAGTCATCATTATAAATTTCTCTAAATTGAAGTCCGATAATAGCACAATTGTCTGCGAGTTCTGTTCCTTCAACGCAAAGCTGTACGGAATAATTACTTCCACATATTTCAGCTTTTTCCATAGCATTAGACGACATTGGCCATACTGGAACTTCCGAATCTTCCGTACTCCAATAATACTGAGCGTTATCTGACTCTTCATCTTCTGGTGCCCACATAAAATGTGAATAATGCTTTGAATAAATTAATTCTTTATCATCTCCGTATTCGCTGTCATAATCTTTATACAAAGAGAAATTGAACTTGTTTTCATACTCATCATCTAAGACGAAATAAAATTCATCAATAATTTTACGGTGTAAGACATTTCCCATAGATAGAAACGGAGATTTCCACATAAAAGTTATAGGACTACCGTTAAAGGTTGAACCATAATCTTCTTTGTATATTTTACCTTCATCATCAGATGTCAAAATACAAGAATTAAAGACACACGCATAGGTAACATTTTGAGGTACAACACGCTTAAACCATGCGTGGTTGACATAATCATTTATCCAAATCGTTTTATAATACGTTTTGTTAAAATAAGGGAAGAAAAACCACATTTGATTTTTATCCTGATAATGTAATGCTATGGTATTTTTCAGACTTTGATGGTCAAAATCTTCAAATTCTGATTTTATATTTTGAGAAATTTCATTTCCTAATCGAATTTGATTTAATTCCCCAACTTGCTCAAGCGCAAAAATTCCGTTACTCAAAAAATACTGTTTGTTATCGACATTCAAGATTGAATTTTTAGCACAAGTACCCTTATCTGCAAACAAACTTATCGCAAAATCTGATGGATTTGAGCCGGACAATAAATACACACGGTCTTTTTTATAAACCGCAAGATAATCTTTATACGTATGCATACCAATGATATCTGCAGTATCTGTGTGGAAATCATTGATATAACCCGCATCATCAGATGTTGTAAAATCATTATACGAACCTAACGCAGAATAATAAATTGTAGACTCTTTCGCACACCATACACGACCTTTATATACGGTCATACAATCAGGATACAAAGTATTTCCACTTCTATCATTCAAATTACAATCCACAATATCAAAATTTGCATTATTTTTTATGTAAAAAGCTGCATCAGATTCAGTTGAAATTATTACTCCACGTAGGAATACTGTAAATATAACTTTTTTACCAGTTATTGTTTTATTTACCAATTTCAAATTATCATCAAAAGCAGAATAAATATAAATTTTGCCAGAAATTGTAGTAATTACAAGATTATACAAATCATCTGATTCTAATTCACACATGCCTGTTATTTCTTCTTTTTCAGGAAGTTCGACTAATACACAATTACCTTTTTGTTTTAAAATACCTTTATTTTTGTAGATTTCGATATTTGTTGAATCAGACCAATAAATTGTCTTAGGATTTAATCCCAATTCAGTTTTAGTGGAAGCCTGATTAATTCCACCTGATAAGTCAAAATAGTTAATATCCATAAAACTTTTCTCCTATAATCTTTCTTTATACCAACGGACTTTTGTACGGATAAAAGAGCCAACATCTTCTTTAGCAACCCACGGATACGGAGGCAAATACATAATATCAATCTTCCCGTGACTGCTTGTTTGAGGATTGTTAAGTCCAAATTCATAGTGAGTTAAAACCGAATTTGCATTTATTGGTAAATTATATTTGTTACAAAGTTCGGCACAAAATTTCATACAAGCCTCAAACTGGAGCTTGCCTATAGGAAACTCTCCAACAGAACTACTTGATTTAAACCCATACATTCCGCAAAGGCAAACGCCTATAGACCCAGTATTTCCGCCCCCAGTGTGAGGGGCATACACACCATCATTACAATTATCGTTATCTTCAGGATTAAATTTTCCTGAATGAACCTTACCCTTGACATCAATTAAATAATGATAATACTGTTTTTCAAAATCACTAGGATAATAGCTTCCAGCGCTCCAGTGTAAAATAATTCTTTTAACCATAAATACCTCATACAATCTTCCACCTAGGATTTGCAACCATATATAATGCCACCGCATTTACTCGGTTACGTGCTTTTAGGGCTAATATTATTGAAGAAACATGAGTCTGAACCGTTCTTATAGAGATTTTCAGTTTTATGGCTATTTCTTTGTCTGTGTAACCTTTTGCCATTAAGGTTATAATTTTCACTTTCTGTGGTGATAACTTCATTAAAAATCCTTTAAAAAATCTCATCTGATTGTTTTAACATTAAAGTTTTTGGGGAAACGTTAATATCATTCATTTCCTTTAAAAAAAATAGAGGGGAGAA